GCGCAAAAACAACGGAGGTGGCCCCAAAAAGCCGACTATCGTTGACAACAAAGACACCAAAGCTGGCATCAAATGAACCGCACACTTTTGGTATTGGGCATCACATTGGCGGCTGCTTTGCCTGCTAAGGCTGATTTAACCCACCGAATCAGCAGCAGCGTTCAACTTGATGTAGGCGCTGCTTCAAGCCGCGCTATTCGCGTCGGCAACAGCTACAGCATCAGCGGCAACGGAATTGATACCAGCGTCACCGCAGGCGGCTCAACAACTAGCGATGCGCTGGGCGGGCTTGGTGCAGCAACCAACGGTGTCAACGCGATCACAATCCCTGACGCAACGCAGAAAACCGCTGGCAACTCATTCAGCTTTGCGACCAGCTACACACAGGGCGACACTGTGCCAACGTCAGCTCCGACAGTCGGCGCTGTGCCCGCCTTTGGCGATGTGACGAGCACAGCCGCAGGCACTAACACTGGCCTAAGTGGATCTGTGACCACGGCGGGGACCATCACAATCAGCCCAGGTAGTGCAAACACCAGTGCCATCGGGCAGGTCATTAGCGAGCTAACGACCCGGTGAAACGGCTAATCATTTTGCTGATGCTGCCTTCTCCAGCAGTTGCAGTGCCCGTTATTCCAAATTTCAGCCAGGGGGTCGTTAGTAGCCACACGGAATCAAAGACCATCGTCAAAGAGTCGATTGTTTCTGAAAGCTACCGCACTGGCTTTGAGTACACAGTCAGCGGCACAGGAGTTCAGCCATCTAGCGGGAATGTAAGTCCATCCGCTAGCGCCACCGCTCTTGATCTGTCTTCTAGAACTAACTGGGTGCAGACAACACCTGGCGCTGCTTTTCAGTTTGCCGAGACGTATCAAGGCCCCGGCTTGATTGAAAAGGTCATAATTGACCGCGAGACTATCACCGAAACAGTCATCGACTCCACTAGCACGTTTAGCCAATGAAGGCAGTCGCAGCAGCCTTTTCGCTCAGCATTTTGTATTGCTTGCCTGCCGCAAGTCAGGTGAGCGCAACCGCATCTCCGGTGAGTAATTCTTCAGGCTCCGTTGTTAATCAAGCGGTGCAAATAACCCCTGGTCAATATATGAAATACTCGGTAGGTAGTGGAATTCAGTGTGATGGGGCCACTCTAAATATCTCCCCTTTTGTGTCGTCTACGCATTCTTTTGGCAATCCAAACAATGAGTATTATCAAGAGCCTGTTTACGATAGCAGCGATAATTTTGGCCTGATAGATCCAGAGACTGGCCTGAATGGACCCGACGGGGTGCCTGACAATATCGGCCGGATTCTGTATTACAAGCAGCAGAGGACAGGCTATCGCCAAAACTTCAGCAACAACTTTGGCATCACAGCCACCTTTTCAATTCCACTGGACTGGGGGCCGATCAACCTCTGCAAGGACGCGCAACGCAAGCAAGTGGCGCTTTATGAACAAGCCTTAGCTGACAAGCGGTTGAACTACGAGATGGGCAGGCTAAAGGCTTGCTCTGAAGCCATAAAGGGTGGCTACGGCTTTGCCAAGTCTTCGCCGTTCTATGCCATCTGTGCTGACGTAGTCCTAAAACCCAAGCCGGTGCAAGATCACACGCACGAGATCATTTACCCAGAGCGCGCCTCAGATCGCGAATGGCTTGATTCCGGTGACGCTGCACAACCCGCCTCTGCTGTAAAGATTCCGGTTTTAACTTACGGCCAAGCTTCTGATTGATCTTTTTCACCACTTTCTTTGTCAAAGGCTTTGCCAGCTTTTGCAGTATTGACGCGATGGGCTTGGCAAAGATCGCCACAGTCGTTGCAAATGCAGCAGTTAGCGCAATTGATGCCGTTGGGCCTGCATCAGGTATGTAGTTATTGATGACCTGCCCAACAGGCACAGGATCCCAAAGCTTCACGCACTTGCCGTCTTGCAGTTCGTAGCCAGCCAAAATTTTATTGCCGAGCTTTGAGTAAGTCCCAAGAGATAATGAACCGTAGGGGGGGCACGGTGGACCTTTTGGCAAGTTTGTGATGTCGGGACTGGCACCCGACGCATTCGGGAGAGCTGCTTGGGCCGGACTTGAGACATCCGGCCTTTTTATGTCTGCCTTTGGTGGCTCTACCCAAGTAAAATCTCTTGGCCTGTAATCAGGCGCTTCGTAAACAGGGACAGCCCCTTGACACAGGGTCACAACTCCATTGGGATCCTCCTCAAAAGACTCAACACCACTGCCTGACGAAATGCGGGCGCGAACACACCCAGGCATATCAATCACCGGGTATTTTGCAGACGTAACAGGCGGGGCCGTTGGTAGAACAGGGGGCGGAATTGGTTGGCCCACAGAAATCTCACGGACCTCAATCCCCTTTACACCGATCTCACGAATTTGAGGCATGAAGTCAGAACGGTTTACAGCAGGCAGCGAACTTTGGATTGAAGTTACTAAGCACAGGGAAGGCCCGCCGCTCGTTTATGTCTGCAGGTCTGGCAAAAGTTCAAAGCTATTTACTGATCCGGCCAAGCTTCTTAAGTTTGTGCGCTGGCCTAAATCAACTCCCACAGGCCAAGCCTTGCGCGAGTGGCTTGACCATTGGGACGCACCAGAGGTTGAGCCGCAAGCCGAAACTAAAATGG